GATGATGACATTATGTATGATGGAAATCTTCATGCCAGCAAGTGGTTTTTCATTATGATTGATAATTTAGGCATGACTAACTTCACTGATGACAGGTTGGGATTGGATTGGGTTATCGATGATGAGGAACAAATTATTGATATTTGGATGTCCAGACAGTTTGGAAGTGATGGAAAAGGCAGTATTTTTCCAGTAAAATGTACCACTTTTGATCAAAGAAATGTTGAAATGTGGTACCAAATGCAGGAGTGGTTTAAGGAAAATTATTAGAAAAACGGTAGGATTTACCGTTTTTTACCGTTTTTTACCGTTTTTGAAAAATGGCAAAAAAGCCCTGAAACCCTTGAAAATAGGGCATTTCAGGGCTTTTTAATAACTTTTTTACCGTTTTACCTATTTTATTTTATAATTTATATATAGAAAATGTTTTTTATAAAACTAAATAGAAAATGGCAAAAAAAGCGGTAAAACGGTAAAATACTTGAAAGGAGCATTTTAATGTGGATTTTTGTAACATAAAAGTCAAAACATTAAAGAATGGTACTCTTGAAGTATATCCTGCATTTAGAATAATGGATTCTAAAGATTTGTTGGTACGAGGCGGAAGGTTCTATGCTGTGTGGAACGAAGAAGCTAATACATGGTCAACTGATATTTTGGACGTTCAAAGAATAGTGGACAAAGAGATATACCAAAAGAGAGATGAAATTAAAGTTGAGAATCCGGTGTCTATTAAAACATTGGGAGAATTTGATTCATTAAAGTGGACCGAGTTTATAACATATTTGAATAAGATGCCGGATTCTGCAGCATCATTAAATCAAAAGATTATTTTTGCAGACACACCATCTAAAAAAGAAGATTATTCTAGTACGAAATTAAATTATTCTTTAAATGATGGTCCTATTGATAATTATCTTGAATTAGTTTCAATTCTGTATGATGATTCTGAAAGACAAAAATTTGAATGGGCTATTGGAAGTATACTTGCAGGAGATAGTATTGATATTCAGAAGTTTGAAGTGTTCTTTGGTCCTCCTGGTTGTGGAAAAGGTACAGTACTTCAAATAATAGATATGTTGTTCAAGGATTATATATCGTATATTGATATTGGTGCTCTTGCAAACAAAAGCGATTTATTTAGCACAGAGCAATTTGCTAAAGGTCCATTAGTAGCCATTCAAACAGATGGAGATTTGAGTAAGATTGAAGATAATACTAAGATAAATGCAATAACGTCTCATGAAATAATAACAGTAAATGAAAAACATAAGAATAAATATACAATAAAATGTAATGCCTTTTTATTTATGGCTACAAACAAGCCAGTCATGATAACAGATGCTTATAGTGGTATAGCTAGAAGATTAATTGATATTCGACCAACAGGAAATAAGGTTCCTGCAAAGAAGTATCATGAATTAATGGATGCTATAAAGTTCGAAATAGGAGCAATAGCAAATCATTGTCTTAATGTTTATAAAACATTAGGTAAATATTATTATGAAGATTATGTTCCTATTGACATGATGTTTCGTACTGACTACTTCTTTAACTTTGTCGAAGATAGTTTTAATGCATTCAGTTCTGAATATTTTATAACATTAAAACAGGCATATGAAATGTACATTCAGTTTTGTGATGAATCTGCATTGAAGTCTAGAATGCCTAAGTTTAAATTTAGAGATGAATTAAAAAACTATTTTGAAGACTATAAAGACCAGTTAGTAGTTGGAAATACACATTATAGATGTTGCTATATTGGTTTCAAAATAGACAAATTTAAAATGGCGTCACAAGTTGCTAATAAAGTAGAGGAAGAAAAGAAAAATGTATTGATATTTGATAAGACTGAATCTTTATTTGATAAAGAGTTTAAAGATTGTCTTGCACAATATGCTGTGGATAGAGATACTCAAAAGGAAGTTCCAAAGTTTAAATGGGATAATGTTGTATCTAAGTTGAAGAACATTGATACAACTAAAGTACATTATGTAAAACTTCCAGAAGATATTATCTTTATTGACTTTGATTTGAAAGATGAAAAAGGAAATAAGGATAAGCAGAAAAATCTTGAAGCAGCATCGAAATGGCCGAGTACTTATGGAGAATTCTCTAAAGGTGGAGAAGGTGTTCATCTTGTGTATAGATATTCTGGAGATGTGTCAAAGCTTAGTGCTTTATATTCTGAAGGAATAGAAATTAAGACATGTACTGGTAATTCTTCAATGAGAAGAAGATTGTCATACTGTAATGATATTCCTATTAGAACTATCAATTCTGGGCTTCCTCTAAAAGAGGAGAAGAAGTCTATGATGACAGATAAAGCTATAAGAACAGAAGCAAGTCTTAGAAGATTGATATTACGATGTCTTAAGAAAGAGTTTGGAAGTACTACACAAAACATAAATTTCATATATGACATATTAAAGGAATGTTATGAGTCTGGAATGGAATATGACGTTTCTGATATGTATTATGATATTTACAATTTTGCAATTAACAGTACAAATCAATCTGCTAATTGTTGTAAGAAAGTAGATGATATGAAGTTTAAGTCAGAAAGCAAAGAGTATCAGCAGTTAGATGCTCCGATTGTTTTCTATGACGTGGAAGTGTTTCCGAATTTGTTTGTAGTAGTCTATAAAGAAAAAGGAAAAGAACCTATTAGGTTAATTAATCCTAAGCCTATTGATATTCAGAATATGCTTTCGTATAACTTAGTTGGTTTTAACTGTAGACGATATGATAACCATATTGTATATGCAGCATTACTTGGATATTCTAATGAACAATTGTTTGATTTGTCTCAAAGAATAATAGTTGTTGCAAAAGGAAGCAAAAGTAATGCATTCTTTGGTGAAGCATATAATCTCAGTTATACTGATATTTATGACTACTGTGCAAAAAAGCAGTCTCTTAAAAAATGGGAGATTGAGTTAGGCATTCATCACCAAGAATTAGGTTTGCCGTGGGATAAACCAGTTCCTAAAGAATTATGGGAAACAGTTGCAGACTATTGTATTAATGACGTTGAAGCAACAGAAGCAGTATGGGATAATACACAAGGAGACTTTGTAGCAAGACAGATACTTGCTGATATTGCTGGAATGACTGTTAATGATACAACCAATAGTTTGACAACTAGAATCATCTTTGGAAAAGAGAAAGAGCCACAGAGTCAGTTCTGTTATAGAGATCTTTCGTCTGATGGTGGTTCCGGATATTTCTGTTATAAAGATTTTCTAAAAGGAAAAGATTGTACAGGAAAGAAACCATACTTCCCAGGTTATGTGTTTGATCATGGTAAGTCAACTTATCGAGGTGAAGAAATAGGTGAAGGTGGAAGAGTTTACGCTGAACCAGGAATGTATGAAAATATTCCTGTTTTGGATGTAGCATCAATGCACCCTCATTCAATATTAGCCGAATGGTTGTTTGGAAAGTATACTGAGAACTTTATGGCATTGGTTCAAACTAGAATTGATATTAAGCATGGAGATTTTGAGAAAGCTAAAAAACTTTTTGATGGAAAACTTGAAAAGTGGTTAACCAACAAAGAAATGGCTAAGGCATTGTCTCAAGCTTTAAAGATTGCAATCAATTCAGTATATGGTTTGACAAGTGCATCATTTAGTAATCCTTTTAGAGATCCTAGAAACATTGATAATATTGTTGCAAAGCGTGGCGCTTTGTTTATGACAGATTTGAAGTTTGCGGTTCAAGAGAAAGGTTTTACAGTTGCTCATATCAAGACCGATTCAATTAAGATTCCAAATGCTACACCAGAAATTATTGAGTTTGTTAAGAGTATGGGAAAAGCATATGGATATTCTTTTGAAGTTGAAAATGAGTATGAGAAAATGTGTTTGGTAAATGATGCTGTTTACATTGCTAAACTTAAAGATGGCGGATGGGAAGCAACTGGCAAGCAATTTGCGGAACCATATGTTTTTAAGACGTTATTCTCTAAGGAACCATTGATATTTGAAGATTACGCTCAGGTTAAGCAAGTTCAGACAGCTTTATATTTGGATTTTAATGAAGATTATGGCGAAGATTTGCACGATTATAAATTCGTCGGAAAAACAGGTTCATTTGTTCCGGTAGTTTCAGGAAGTAATGGAGGACTTCTTCTTAGACATGTAGAAGGAGATAAGTATACATCTGCTGTTGGAGCTAAAGGTTACAGATGGATGGAATCAGAAGTAGTTAAGCAATCAGATTTACAAAAGAATATTGATATTTCATATTACAATAAATTGGCAAACGAAGCAAAAGATGAAATATCACAATATGGAGATTTTGAGTGGTTTGTTTCTTAATAACCACTATTTTTTGGGGTGAGAGCTAGGTCGGATATGTTTAAGGCATTTTCATAAGTAACCCGAATAAAATGCAGGGCTCTCAAGTTGTATAAAGAGTGAAGCTACTCCATTGTGTGTAGAAGAGGGCAAAATACAACATTTATATTTGTTAGCCATTATTTTAATAATAAATTTTTAGGAGGAAAAACAAAATGGCAAGAAAAGAAAGATTAGACGATGTTACAATCAGAGGAGCAGCTGGACAGCAATTGATTTTTAGAAACTTTGAAGGTGCTGCTGGTAAGTATAATAATGCAGGAGATAGAAACTTCTGCTTGATAATTGATAATGAACTTGCTGGAGAGCTTCAGTCCAAGGGTTTCACAGTTAAGCATACTAAAGCTAGAGATGATTATGATGCAGTCCCTTACATTAAGATTAAAGTTGGTTTCACACTTAAGGATGGAACAGATAATCCGTATCCTCCGAAGATCTACAAGATTGATTCTACAGGAATGAAGGCACTTGATAAGTCAACTGTTAAGTTCCTTGATGGAGCTAGAATTAAGAATGTAGACTTGATATTCTCTGCATACTCTTATGAAGATAGAGATACAGGTGAGATAAGATATTCTGCTTACCTTAGAAATCTTTATGCTGAAATTGAAGAGAATGATCTTGAGCGTGAGTATAATGAAAGATTTGCTGGTATGGATGCGCAGGACCCTAACAGCATGCCTTTTGATATTTGATAATGCCAAAGCTTGATGACTATCAAGTAAAAGCAATGGAAATGCTGAAGACCGGTGCCATCCTTTGTGGTGACACTGGTTCAGGCAAATCCATAACTGCTTTAGCATACTTCCATGAAAAAGTATGTAAAGGAAAAACAAATCCTTGGAAGGATCGAACTATACCAAAGAAATTGTATATAATAACAACCGCTCGTAAAAGAGATACTCATGAATGGGAAGAAGAATTGGTTAGGTTTCTTTTAGTTAAAGAAACAGTAATTGATTCTTGGAATAATATTAAGAAGTATATGGATGTGAAGAATTCATTCTTTATATTTGATGAGCAACGAGTTGTTGGTTATGGAGCTTGGTCAAAAACATTTATTAAAATTGCAAAACAGAATGATTGGATTTTATTAACTGCAACACCAGGCGATACATGGTCAGATTACATTCCAGTATTTATTGCTAATGGTTTTTATAATAATAAAACAGATTTCTATCAGCAGCATGTAGTTTTAAATAGATTTACTAGTTTTACAAAAATTGAAAAGTATGTTAATACTGGTCGCTTGATATTGTATAGATCTAAAATACTTATTAACATGGAGTATATTAAAGGCACTACTCAACATCACACATTTGTTACCTGCGGTTATGACAAATCAAAATATGAATTGATTGCAAAAGACAGATGGAATGTATTTGATAATCGTCCAATTGAAAATGCAAGTCAATATTGTTATTTGTTAAGAAGAGTTGTTAATAGTAGTAATGGAAGATTGGAAGCAATAGAAAAAATTCTAGAATATAAATCTAAGCTTATTATTTTTTACAACTTCGATTATGAGTTAGAGATGTTGAGAGACTTTGCTAAAAGAATTGATATTCTATGTCAAGAATGGAATGGTCATAAACATGAATTAGTTCCAAAAGGAGAGAAGTGGATCTATCTTGTTCAGTATGCATCAGGTTGCGAAGCATGGAATTGTATAGAAACTGATGCAATGATTTTCTTTAGCCAAAACTATTCTTATAAAACTATGAAACAAGCTGCAGGAAGAATAGATAGAAGGAATACTCCATACAAGGATTTATATTATTGGCATTTAGTTTCTAAAACTTCTATAGATAATGGTATAAGAACAACACTAAACAAGAAGAAAGACTTCAATGAATCTAAATTCTTCGCAAAATTTAATCGCGAAAAAAACATATGATATAATAGAAGAGAGGGATAGAATAGGCTTTTTATCCTTATCTTATTAATTTTTAGGAGGTCTTGATATTTATGAGAGAATCATGGTTTCAACGCCGCCTTATAAAAGAGTTGAAGGAAAAGTATCCTGATTCAATAATTAAAAAAGTGGAGCCTCCTCCGCAAGGCATTCCAGATGTATGGATATTTCATACTAATGGAAAGTATGCAGCGCTTGAATGCAAGAAATCAGCAAAAGAGCATCATCAACTGAATCAGGATTACTACGTCGACAAAATAAATAAAATGGCATTTGCTAGATTTATATTTCCTGAAAACAAAGAGGAGGTTTTGAATGAACTTCAACGAGCACTGGAATCAGGTAGGTAAGCACGCCTTTCTTGGTGCATCAAAATATAGCTGGATAAATTATGATGAAGATAAATTAATCGAGTCATATAGAAATTATTTGGCTGTGCAAAGAGGAACCGAACTACATGCGTTTGCTGCTAAGTGTATCGAACTCAATCAGAAGTTACCTAGAACTCATGCACATCTTACATTGAATGAATATGTAAATGATGCTATTGGTTATAGGCTATCGCCTGAGCGTGTTTTATATTTTAGTGACAATGCATTTGGTACAGCAGATTCTATATCTTTTAGAAACAATACATTAAGAATTCATGATTTAAAAACTGGAGTAACTCCTGCTCATATGGAACAGCTTGAAATTTATGCTGCCTTCTTTTGTCTTGAGTATAAGAAGAATCCAGAAGACATAATGATTGTATTAAGAATTTATCAGAATAATGACATAATTGAAGAAATTCCAGAACCTGGAGTTATTAGAGCCATCATGGCAAAAATAATATTGTTTGACAAACGTATACTTGATATTCAGAAAGGAGTTTAATAATGGATGACAATCAAGAGTTTCTAATGCATTATGGAACTCCTAGAAAATCAGGTAGGTATCCTTGGGGTTCTGGTGACAATCCTTATCAACATGAGAATTGGTTTGCTGGTTTTGATTATGGCGACGACGAATATGATAGAGAGCCTTGGTTCTGTGATGAAGTAACAAAGCTTGAAAAGAAAGGTTATAGCCAAAAAGAAATAGCTAAAATGCTAACGCCTAAAAACAGCTATAAAACCACTGTTGCTGAAAGAGATAATCCTGAATTAGGAATCAAGAAAGGCGACAGAATATTCAAGTTTGATGAAAATGGAAAACTGATTCCTAAAGAGATGTCAGTGGATGAACTGAGATCTAGAAAGTCAGTATCATTAAAGGCAAAGAAGCAATCTGAAATCAATACTGCTTTAAAGTTGCATGAGAAAGGAATGTCTAATACTGCTATTGCAGAAAAGATGTTTGGAGATAAGTCAAAAGAATCTACAGTTAGAAATCTTTTGGCTCCTAATGCAATGGAAAAGGCAACTGCAATTGATAATACTACAGCAATGCTTAAGAAAGTAGTTGATGATAAGAAGTATGTTGACGTTGGTAAATCGGCTGAATTATTATGTAATATTAATAGAACACAGTTAAAAACGGCAATAGCAAACTTAAGAGATCAAGGATATGAACTTAAGTATATTCCTGTAAAACAGATTGCAATTCCTGGTCAAAAGACCTCAGTTCAAGTTCTCTGCCCTCCAAGAACAACTTATAGTGAAGCGTTTAAAGCTGTTGTTGAAGAAAATAAACTTCAAACACTTGGCGAATATGTTTCAATTGATAATGGTAAAACTTGGCTTGGTATAAGGACTCCTGAATCTGTTGATTCTAAGAGAATTTATATTCGTGATGGAGCACATGGTGGACTTGAAAGAGATGGTCTTATAGAACTTCGTCCTGGAGTTCAAGATTTGTCTCTTGAAAATTCATCTTATGCTCAAGTTCGTATTGCAGTTGATGGAACTCATTATATTAAAGGAATGGCTGTCTATAATGCTAAAGCATTTAAAGACCTTCCTGAAGGAATTGATATTATTGTCAACTCTAAACATGAGTCAACTGGTAAATATGAAAACAAACTCGAACATCTTAAACTGATGAAAGGTCTTGAACAAGATCCAAAAACAGGTAAGATAACAGGAAAGGTTGACAAAGATAATCCTTTTGGTGCATCTGTTAAATTATCAGAAGAACAAGGCGAAGCAGATGCTAAGTTGCTTGCTGGTGGTCAGCATGAATACCTTGATATTCATACTGGAGAAAAGAAATTAAGCGCTATCAATAAAGTCAATGAAGAAGGTGACTGGTCTAAATGGCAAAAAACACTTGCTTCAGAATTCTTAGCTAAACAGCCTAATCCTCTTGCTAAAAGACAACTTGATGAGGCAATCAAGCTTAAAGAAGACCAATTTGAAAGAATTAATCAGCTTACAAATCCAGCAGTTAAAAAGAGATTATTGGAACCTTTTGCTGAGAAATGTGATTCAGATGCTGTTAGATTGAGGGCAGCAGCTCTTCCAAGACAAGCAACATCTGTTATTATTCCTTCAATGACACTTAAGGATAATGAGATCTATGCTCCTAATTTTAAGGATGGAGAAGAAGTAGTTCTTGTTAGATATCCTCATGGTGGAAAGTTTGAGCTCCCTTCTCTTATTGTTAATAACTCTAATAGAGAATGTAAAGGACTTATTGGTAATAATCCTAGAGATGCTGTAATGATTAATAAGCGTGTAGCTAATCAGTTATCAGGAGCAGATTTTGATGGAGACACTGTTATTGTAATTCCTAACAATAAGAAAGAAATAAAAGTGCAAGATCCAAATCTTCCTGCTTTTGCTGGATTGAAAGATTTTGATACTGGTATTTATTCAAGACCAGAAGGAAGCCCAAAGCCTAAGCATCAAACATGTCAAATTGAAATGGGTAAGATTACAAATCTCATTACAGATATGCAGCAGTTTGGTGCTTCTCCTAGTGAAGTTGCTCGTGCAGTTAAACATTCAATGGTAGTTATTGATGCTGAGAAGCATAACCTTGATATTCGTAGATCGTATATTGAGAATGGTATTCAAGCACTTAAAGATAAGTATCAGAGTGGCGGTGGAGCTGAAACAATTATTTCAAGAGCTAAGTCTCCTCAAATAATTAACACTAGAAGATTAGCTAGACAATCAGAAGGTGGACCAATTGATCCAAAGACAGGCGAAAAGCGTTATATCGAAACAGAAGAATATTATCCTAAGCCGCTTACTAAAACAGTAAAAGGTGAAAAGGTTCCTGTTACAGATGAGAACGGAAAAGCTATTTGGGTACAAGAAAGAAGAACAATTAAGTCCACTAAAATGGCAGAAGCAAAAGATGCAAGCGAACTTTTGTCTGGACCAGATCATGTTGGTACTGAGATTGAAAGAACTTATGCTAATTATGCTAACCAATTGAAAGCTTTAGCTAATAAAGCAAGAAAAGCGTCGCTTGAGATTGAGGATCAGCCTTATTCAGAAGCTGCAGCAATTAAATATGAACCTGAAGTTAAGTCTTTAAAGGACAAACTTAAAGTTGCATTAGTTAATAAGCCTGCAGAAAGAAAAGCTCAAGCTTTAGCTGGATCAATCTTGAAACAAAAGATGAAAGATGATCCTTCAATTTCTGAAGACAAAGAAAAGAAAAAGAAATATGCTAATCAAGCAGTCTCTGGTGCAAGATTAATGGTTGGTGCAAAGAAACAAAACATTAATATTACACAAAGAGAATGGGAAGCAATACAAAAAGGTGCTATTAGGAAGTCTATATTGAAAGAGATACTTGACAATACAGATTTAGATATAGTAACTAAGTATGCTACACCTATAGATGAGATTAGTATTACACCCGCCCGTCAATCTAGAATACGGTCCCTCCTGGCAGCAGGACATACCCAGTCCGAGGTTGCTGAATTAATGGGTGTATCTGTTTCAACTGTCAATAAGTATAAGTAAAGGAGGAAGTAATGGAAAACGTAAAAGCAATTCTACTATCTACTACAGACAATCCTTACAATCCCTTTACAGATTATGACAATTGGAGAAATTATGACCATCAGAAAGGATACTGTTGTGAAGAATTTGTAGCCCGTATGGCAAAAACAGACATTGAAATGCCTGCTACTTTATACCAACAGTTTGCAAACGATGCTATTAAAGAAATAATAGCACTCACAGCAGAGTATCCTGACCCTAGACTACCTGAAGGGGTAGAATACATTGCTATAGAGGAACCCTAGTTTCTAGGATACGCCTCCTCTATATACTTGGGCTGGGGTTGTTAAGTCGTACCGCACCACGAAACTAACAATCCCAGTCTTTAATTAAAATAGTACAAAAATATTTTTAATATTAATTTATTTATCATTATTACTATCATTGTCATACATATAGATTTAAACCATTCTATAAAGTATGCCCTATAAAACTATGCCTTATGTCATTAATAATTATAGTCATTCTATTTTAAATATAGTTTGTTTTTAATAGTTTTGACTTCTCATTCGTTAAAATTGTATTAATTTTAGTTTTTTAAGTTTAATTTTGAATTAATTTGATTAAAATTTATACATTTTTAACGAATTTAAATCTTATCATGTAAAAATTTGCAAAAAATGCCCATTTTTAACAAATATTATTGCTGACTTCAACTCTACACACTCATTTGAATCTTTCATGGCATCCTTGGTTTGACCAGGTATCCCCTGTAAAGGTTCAAATTTAGTATATAGAGGGGGGTCCGCGAAAATATGCCCCCCTATGCCATCGCGGCGGTCTTAAAAAATGCCCCGGTGGGATATTTTAGAATTGCATTTACAGTCTAAAAGCTCCGTGGGTAGCAACCCTACTGGTAGTGTCAGGCACGCTATTGATGTTGACCACATTCACGGAGCTTTCAGGCTGTAAAAGTATGTCAAAAACTTGTAAGGAAACTATAGAAACGCACCATAAATCTATAGTAAAGTGAGTCAAAGTGATATGAAATGGATATTCTATAACCCAAATCCATATGGAAACAATACTGGAGATTGTGTTATTAGAGCTTTGACGTTGGCTTTTGG